AAGATGAGGTTTTATCTTTTTTGAAAGTTTTATATGGAAAGGTGCGCCCGTATTGCGGGACGCCATTTGCACTGTTTATAGTCACTAAAATGCTTTTCGGACAGTTCGTGGAATATTTCTTCACCAATTGTCTAGATAAAGAGAATGCTTCAACTCTTAATCCATATGAGGCGTGGCACTCACTTTATTTGAAGTTAACGTCTCTTTATGAAAACAGGTCTGAAGCTAAGGTTGATTCAGCAGATTATAGTGCATTTGATGCATCGAACAATCCTGTTGTTATGCTTAAAGCTTTAGAAGTAATTCAAAATTGGTACGAACTTCAGGGTCTTACAAAACATTCTGAAGCCAGACACACTATTTTCCTTGAGGTTATTAATGCCAAGATCACGTTTTTAGGAGATATTTATGAAATGGAGGGATCTTTACCTTCTGGTTCATATTTAACTCTAATAGTGAATTGTTTAACCAATATGTTGTTACTCAGGTATTCTTATTTCTCATTGGTTCCTAAGCTGCTGAGATCTGCGTCCTTTAATAAGGATGTTGTTTTAGTTGTATTGGGAGACGATAATACTTATTCTGCCCGAAAGGGCATATTGGAGGTGTTTACTCCTGTCCGTATAGCAGAAAAAGTCGCCGAATTAGGTTTTCAAATGACATCTGACACTAAGGGAGAATTGGGGGGCTGGCGTGATATATCGTCAGTTTCCTTCTTAAAAAGAACTTTTGTGTGGTGTGCTCCTCAAGGTAAATACATGGGAGCTCTATCCTTAGAGACTCTAATGTCGACGCCCTACTGGTCTAAGAAAGGTCCGTTGTATAGTAAAGTATTTGTGGATTGTGTAAATTTCTTTTATAGAGAATTGTCACTCCACTCTCCTGAGATTTGGAATAAGTATATAAACATAATGTATAGTTCTCTTAGGCAACTTGGAGATATTTTGATGGAGAGACCAGATTTCCATAACCTCAATCAGAGTTATTGGAGAGATCAGGTCCTTCATTCACCCGTTTTTGTTTGTGACTATTAAAGTCACAGGGCCACACTTGCCTTAAAGGTGTATGCACTATGTGCAAACCATATACCCTGGATACCCAATTATTGTATATAAATAGGAGTCTAAGCAAAACATTAATTGAGGCTTTGTATATGTATGACGTGTGCTATTTAGCATTACTACCAGGATGCGTCGAATGCAGCCCATTCAAAATCCAGGATAAACTCCTACGCTCTGTTTGTTAGGTCTATCACAGAGAAGAGATAATGACCTGCTGAAAATAAAAATGATAATAAAACCACCGTCACACTACCAGTGGAAGTAGTTGAAGGTGAAACTAGAAATGTTTCCACTACGCAATATATCGAGGATAACACTGTAGCAGTAGCTTCCAATGTTACTTCGGTTAGTCAATTTGATAATTACTTTTCTCATTCTTCCAGTGTAGAATCTGATTCTATTATCAGATATCTCTCAAAACCCTTCGAAATAAAGGTGGGTCAGTTTTCTCTCGGGGATACTGCTACTACCTTCACAACGAATCTTTTCCCTTATGATTTCCTGAGTAATACGATTTACCACAGGAAAGTTCAGGGTTTCTTGGGGTTTAGAGGTACATTGGTCTTGC